TGGATTGATGCTTGTGTACAAAACACATGCAGGAGTTGTTACTTTTATTTTCAACAGCCCGTTTCGAGTATGCTTGCTTTTTCGGCATCCACAATACTGAAACCATGTACCTCCGAGTTGCCACCGTTCTCGATGTACACATGTACGGCAGAACTTTGTCGGCTTTGGTTTATCGATATAACCGAAACCGGGGAATAAATCGTTACTCATTTCTGTCCTCCTTTCAGTAAATTTGGGTTGTCGTGGATGTTGCCTATGACCTCGGTAACATCAATCCAATACGAAATGCCAGCATAACTACTGGAGCCTATCTGCTTGCCTACAAGTTCTGTATTATGCCATTCCACAATGTACATTATGCTGCTACCACTTGCGTGAACGATAATGTCGCCCTCGTAGATTTCCTTGCCGTTCTTGTCGCGCAAGCCTGTGAACTGCCCGACGGTGGAGGGAACAACAGGAGTGTACTGCATGTGAAAACCATTGCAATCCTTTATGTAGTTTTCACTCGCATCTTTTTCTGTCATTATGCAATGCCATTCCTTGAACTCATTGCTTAGCCTTGCATAATAGCCATACCTCCATTCTCCTGTCTCAGTGTATTTGCCTCTGAATTTGATTGTTCTCATACTGCTTGTTTCTTTTGATTAAGTTTTTTGAGGTAATCGTCGCCACGCTTGATGTAGGCATCTACACTACGTTCAAGTGAGCGAGCCTTTTGTAAGGCATCGTGAGAGCGCGTAGAGAAGTATTCCCTTTGCGCCTCACGCATAGCCTTTACAAGGTTGAAGAATTGTAAGCGTCCGTCAGCCATGATTAAAAGTTATCAGTTGTGAACTTGATTTGCTTTTCGCTCTAGTCGTCACCACTGCCTTTGCTTTCACTTCTGAAAACAAAGTCAGCCCATTCCTCGGTGAATTGCCTACCTGCGTAGGCTGCGAGTTCACGAGTTCTGAAGGAGAGCCGCGAGCCGTCGTAGGCGCTCGAGAACGAAGCATCGATATACGCGTTGCAGTGCACGAAGCCGTAGCTCGAGAACGTGTAGTTGCCGGAGCGAAGAACACAACGCCCTTTTTCCTCATCGTCTAACTCGTCGTACTGTTCTTTGGTGTAGAGATAGAAACAAGGGAAGTAACGGTATTCGCCTTTCTCGAACTTAGGTTTCCAGCCCTCATTGAGGGCAGCGACGATGATACGGAGTTTGAGGTAGGCAATGAAATCTTCCGTCATGGGGTCGCCTTTGTATGCGGCAGCGGTAAGACGGAATTGTGTGACGAGCGGATGCTCATCGCCCAGCGCATTGCAGGCATCATCAAACGTCTTGATACGTTCGGTTACTGGACGGTTATCTACTTTCTGCTCGTCAACAAGAGTGAGGACATCGTTAATCCACTCGGCACGTTTGCCGTCGGGAACAGGGATAGTTATTTCTTTACTCATGGTTACAGTGCTTTAGAGGGTTGTTTACTCATGTCTTTCACGCAGATGTGCGAGCCGTCGGCAAGGATGAGTTTCTTGCAGTCGGTTGTCTCGCTTGGGCAGAAGTCACACTTGCCAGCCTCTACGATAGTGAGACCGACAAGGCTTTCACGCATCTTCTGTGCAGCGGCAGCAGCTTGTGCAGCCTCCTGTTGTTTCTGTTCCATCTTAGCCTCGTCGATACGCTGACCGAGAATTTCGACATAGGCGGACATTGCGCCACACTGGGCTTGCAACTTTGCCTGTTTCTCTTTAGGCAATGCTCTGAACTCCTCAGACATCAGGAACGTGTGCAGTTTCAAAATGCGCTCCTTGACATCGGCATACTCAATACGCATACGGTCGAGGTATGTGTCAGCAACCTTGTAAGCCTCCTCAAACGTCTCTTTGGGCGACCATGACTTGTAGCCGTCCGGGTACTCGAAGAGGTAGCCGTCTTCGCCACCCTTTGCGTCAGCAAGGCTGCGGTTCAACACTTTCTCTGCTTCACTCTTTGCCATCGGCATAGCCATGATGGTCTTTGTTCCAATGTACTTTTTCATTGTTTCAATTGTTTATGTTAGATTTCCAATACTGGTATTTCGGGAGCAAACTCCGTGAATTTCTTAATCTGCTCGTCAATAAGACGGTCGCGCACTTCCTCAACGATAGATGCAGCATCAGGTGAGATAAGTTCCAGAGCAACATCGCGTCCGTTGACGGTGGCAACAACTTCAATCTCTATTTCTTCGGGAGCAGCACCTTTGTAGATGGGGATGCAGACCTTGAACGATGCAGGCAGGTTGGAGTTGACCACCTTCTTATAGACATCGGTGACGGAGCCGTTATCTTTCTTCTCACGCTCGACCTCGGTCTCAATCTTGGCACGGAAGGCTTTCAGATTGGAAACGAGAACCATGTTCTCGGCACGGTCTTTGAAGTAGGAACGATTGATGCGGAAGAAGTTTGCAAGGTCTTCGGGCATAAACTGAACGTCCATATTGACACCGAAAGCCTTGAACTGACGAGACAACTCAATCTGTCCTGTGATAGTCATGCCGTTACGCTTGTCGGTTTCGTTTACAACCAGTGTGATTTTAAGATTGTCACGATTGACAAGGAGGTGTGTACGGTTATGCTCCATCTGTGGGTCATTCCAGCGTTTTTCCAAGAATGCGAAAGGCGCGGTGATGGTTCCAGTGATGTTCACTTTCTCCGGCTCCAGTATGGGGAGCGGTTCATTTACATGGTTTGTCTCACGGATGATGAGTTCCTTGACTGCTTCGCCCTCGGCGAAGTTGATGTTTAATTTCTCTGTGTTCATAATTAAAAATTTACTAAGTTGTTATTACTGATTATTATTAAGAACTATTCTGCCTTGCGCATGACGTGGAAAAGGGTTGGTGCCAGTTCCTCGCGTGTTGCAGGTCGTGAAGAAACAAGGATGCCCTCTGCATTGTAGAAGCAAGCCATCTTTTCCTCTTGCTCGATGAAGCAATAGCACTTCTCGCGTACCATCTTGCCCTTTGACTTGATGTCTGCAAGAAGCTGTTGGCGAGTTTCCTTTAGAGGCTTTAGTTCAATGTTTATTTGCTCTTTGTAGTCCTTGATGTCCTCTTCAAGGTCATTGATGCGTATGCAAGTGTCTGACAATTCTGTCTTCTTTCGTGCTAATTCATCTGCATCAAAACTCTTGTGATAGTCCATTTCTACCACACTGTCTGCATTGTCGATAAGGAAGTTTTTCCTTGCGTCGAGGTCGGCAATGTCCTGTCCTAAAACTTTGTTAATCATAATTTTTTTGTTTTTGGTGAATAATGTTATTAAATAGTTGGAGTTGTTTCTTCTGTTACAATCTCGTCCAGCGTTTTGTGTATGCTGGTTTCAATAGTGCTAATGTGTTCCGTGATGATGTTCTCTATGTCGTCACGCTTGATTTTGAGTGCGACTTCTGAGCCATCAGCGAAACGTAGGCGCATTTGACAATCCATGTCGGGATTGTTCGTCAACTTGTCCTGTGCTTGCAGCAGTGAAGCGCGAGAGCAGAACAGCGGTTGGAGTTCGGGAATGAAATCTTTTGCCATACTGTTTTGATTTTATTGGTGAATAATAAGTGAATTATCTTCGGCTTTCGCCAGCGAGAGGAATTACATTGTAGGTCTTGAAGCGGTCGAGAAGTCGCCCGAAGCCATCCCTGTACTTCTGTTTCAGTTGCTCGTTTGTGAGATTGGTGGTAAGGTGAGCCATTTTGTGGTACTGCGTCCAAATCTCATTGCGAGCATGTAGAAACTCTGTTGTCAGCGTGTCGGTGTCAATGCCGTAGAACTTGGTAGATTGTACGCCGATGTCGTTAAGGCAGATGTTTACCGGCTCACACTTAAAGCCTCGGTTTTCTTCCTCGTAGAAAGTATATCGGTCGAGGTTGTTGTGCAGTGTGTAGTAGTTTACCATCTGTGTTACGGAAAGGTTGTAAAAGAAACGAGGGTTTTCAGTGATGTTCAAGTATTCTGAGAACACTTGCATGAGCAATGTCTTACCAGTTCCGACAGCCCCTTGCAACATAATGTGCTTGTGCAGTTTATAGCCACGTCCGGGGAACACGTCTTCAGCAAGCGGACAACCGTTGAAGTAGTAGAGCAAGAAGCGCAGAACGTCCCTGTTGTTATCATCGACTACGAACTTGCGACGCTGATGTGCCAGCACCACATTGTTTGCTACCCATAAGAGTGCGTTGGCATGAGCGTCAAACACTTCCTTGATGGAAAGGTCTTGTGACTTCTCTTTTTCCTGCTGCATCTTTTTCCATGCACGTTCCACGCATTGGTTGAGTGTGCTGATGTGCATCCGTGCGAGAGCCGCTTTCTGTTGTGCCTCACGCTTTTGTTCCTCTGTCAGTTGTTTCTGTTCTTCCATTGTCATAGTTGTGAGAGTTATACATCTTTGCTTCCAAAGCCACCGTCATACTGATAATCGGCAGTTGATGGCGGTTCTGTTTCTATGGAGGTCTTGCCCTTTGCCTGTTGCTTGTCTTTAACCTTAATGCGCATTGTGGCAATAAGATGTTGAGACCAGTCGGTGTAGTCGGTATGTTCTTTTTTGGATATTTCCCATTCAGCAACAACCTCCTTTGCCACCTTGCGTATCATTGTAATGTCGTCGGGTTTCAGTCCGAAGTTCATTAGCAATACTTCAAGATTACTGGCGTTCTCTTTGCCAAAGAAGCGTTTGAGACAGGCTTGGTTGTCGGCTGGTTGTGTCGTTGGTGTAGGTTTTGGAGTGGGCGCAGAAGCAGCTTTCGGTTGTGGCTTAACTTCCTTGTCCTGTTTTCCTTGTTCTTTCTTCCAACGGTTTTTCATGCCAATCTTACCACCCTCGGAACGCTGACGGCGCAGCGTGTCCTTGATGTCCATACGTCGAGTGAAACTTTCCGAATAGAAACACTTACCATCATCGGTAAAGGTAAATAGCCCGAAGTCCTCAACAACTGACTTGACAATGGCAGCATCCACACGAAGGTCAAAGGCTATCATGTTATAATCTTTGGCACTCATGTAGTCGGCTTCCTCCCTCAACCGCTCCAGTATCATGAAATACACGCCATACCCTGCTGCCCCTTGCTTCATGCGCAGTCGCACCAGTTTCTCATCGTTGCGTGCATTACTATCGTGGGAAAAATAATTTGTTGATTTTATTTGCCGCGTAGCCATATCGTCAAGTTTTTATCGTTCTGAAATTCTTATGCCGTGAACATGCAACATGAGTTTCCGCTTGATGCGGTACACATCAGTTCTCATTCCCTTTGTGTCCTCGACCACCGTCTTTCCGTCCTTGTCGGTATAGACAAAATCAGCGATGTAGTTACAGGCACGTTCAAGCACTTTGCCATCGGCACCTCGTTGTGCCGGTATGATTTCGTAGGAAACCTGTTCACGCAGATTGGAGATAAGCCCTGCTCGTTGCATCAGTCGCAATTCGTTGGCGCGTCTGTGTTCCTTGCGCGAGGCATAGCCACCCGACTTCTGAGCGTGATATTTGTTGTTTCCCTTGCTCTTACGGAAGTATTGCATAACGTCCATGATGGTTGATACGTTCTTTAAGTTCGTTGTAGGCAATGAATTTCACTTGCTTGGTAGGTGGCAGCATCATCGTTGTGCCTTTGCTGATGTTTCGTGCTGGCTTGGCTGCACGCTGCACTGTCTTGATTGTGCCGAAGCCACGCAGCAGGATAGGTTCATCCTTGGCGAGTGCGTCGGCGATGATTTCAACGATACCCTCGACGGCGTGAGTAGCCTGTGATGGGGTGAGGTTGGAACGATTTGCCAGTTCCTTTGCGATTTCTTTTCTTGTCATAACTTCAAATTTTTAGAGTTTATAATTTACGTTCAAGTTTCTGTTTCATTAGTCGCATGAGCCTTGCCTTGTTGAGCATCAGCAGGTAGCCGCGTTTCTGCTGGCTTCGCCGTTGGCATTCCTCATCAACGAGCGTTGCCGCATCATCGAGAAAACCGATGATTGCTTTGATGTCAGTCTTGCATATCTCCATCGTCATTGTCTGGGTTGAGTATCATAGAAGCCAGTTCGTTGAAATACATTTCGTCGGTAGGTATCTCATCGTCAGCAGCCATGATTTGGTTAGCAATGGACTTTTTCTTGTGGATGATGTCGTAGAGCGCACGGTCGATGGTATGGCGACCGATGAGATAGTAACACGTCACGTTGTCCTTTTGCCCAATACGGTGCGCTCTGTCTTCGCACTGGCAGCAGTCGGCATAAGTCCAAGGAAATTCTACGAAAGCCACGTTTGACGATGCCGTCAGCGTCAGTCCAACACCAGCGGCCTTGATTGAGCAGACAATCAACTGGCTATATCCGTTTTGAAAACTGTCAACGGCTTGTTGCTTTGATGTGGCGTTATCGCGCCCTGTTACGCGTACAGCATCAGGAAACGCCTTGCACAGTTCATCTACAATCTCATGGAGTGAGCAGAACAGGATGAGTGGTTTGCCGGATGCAAGGAAAACGCGAACAAAGTCAATGGCTTGCTTTACCTTACCCTTGGCAGAGAGCGAGCGCAGTGTCATGAACTTGACAAGAGCCTCCATGCGCATCTTGCGACGTATCTCCCAATCGGAGCACTCCTTATATTGACGCAGGTACTCGGCAAGGTCTTCCGCTGCAAGTTCGTATTCCTCACGATTGGATATTTCCACATAGAGGTCTGTGCGTGTCTTGTCGGGCAGTTGCGTCAGCACCTTTGCCTTTTCACGTCGTATCATGCAGCGGCGGTAGAGTTGCTGTGACAGTTCTTCAAGGTTGTCATTCTCCCCATAGTCAGCGAGAAACTTGCCACGACCTCCAAACTCCTGTAACCTGCCCATGATGGAGAGTTGGGAAACCAAGTCTTCTGCTCGATTTACCACAGGCGTACCCGAAAGGAGAATACGGAAGTCCTTGCCCTCAACAATGCCCCGTGTGAAGATTGTCTGCTGTGCGCTTGGGTCTTTGACACGGTGGCTTTCGTCAATGATAACCGAGCGAAAAACCTTGATGGCATCATTGAATACAACATCTTTGAGACGGAAAGAACGACGGTCTGAAGAATTGATGTCCCAAACGAAATACTTGCGTAGGCTCTCATAATTGACAATGGCAACATGGAACATACCCATTTGCAGGAAATACGGCCATGCCGTGCGTGTAGCGTTGTCAAGTACAAGTGCTTTCTTGTTTGTGAACTTCTCAAACTCACGCTGCCAGTTGATTTTAAGAGAGGACGGACAGATAACGAGCGCAGGGTAGGCGTTAGCCGTATCGACAATGCCGATGGACTGGAGTGTCTTACCAAGTCCCGGTTCATCACCGATGAGCAGCCTGTGTTTGTCAAGCCCGAAGATGATACCCTCACGCTGGTATGGGTATGGTTCTATTTTAAGATTGTGTTTCAGTTCCATCTGACTATAAGTTTAAGCACCAATACTGGAAAGCCAGTTCTTCATATTTCTCACGTCCACGGTTGTAAATAGCGTCGCCACGGTTGATGAACTTCTTGAACACGCAGCAGTTCTTTTTGCTGATGCCGTAGATAAAATCACGGTCGGAGTGTGCTATATCCATGTACCATGCACGGCTCCTGTCCCAGTCGAAGAAGTCCACAGCCTCGTCAAATTCTTTCTGCGTAGAAGCGAAAGTCGTTTTGAGGTCGCCACCAAAGCCGAAAAGGTCAAGGAACCAATCCCACTTGCAGCGAGTGTCGAGAGTGAAAACAAACCCACCATACTCGAATTGCTGTTGCTTATTTACCATACAGCGTTGCGTGTCCGCAATCTCCAGCACCTTTGCAAGAAAAGCATCATTGCGAGCCTCCCGACGCAAAGAGCGGTACATTTCCTGCGCGTGTCGGAACTCGTCTTCCGTGTACTGAACATCGTCAACGGTGAACTGGTAGTAGTTCACGCGGTCGGGTTCTGTGATGATGGCATCGACAAGAGAGCCGAAGCGGAACGCTGCTTCCTTATCGCCAAACTGTGGACGCGGATGGAGCAGGTTTTTGAGTTCGGTGAGGTCAGAGTTACTGACCTCACTTCGCTCGTAGTAGTTTATATCTTGGATATTCATCATAATCAAAGCATTTCTGTTTCTTCATCGTCAATACTCCAGTTTTCGCAGTCAGCCATTACGTCTTTCCAAAACGATTTTGGCTTGTTAGGCATCTTGCCATTGGCAAGTTCTTTGGCTGTTTCTTTGAGCAGGTCAATGAGTTCTTTCGGTGTACGATAGGTATCTTTGAAGTCGGACAGCCAATCGGTATCGGAGAAATCATCACCGTCACGATAGCCAAAGCCGTCCTCGTCTTTTTCCCATGTACCAGGCACATAGTTGGTAGTCTCGACGGTTGCAGTGCGACGCATGGTGCAAGAATACTCGATGTCCTGCGATACTGGTTCGGGGTCTGACTGGTTCCACGGAGCGTTTGGGTCATGCTCCGCACCTGCTGGGTAATATCCGCTTTCGTACATAGTTACTTTGCTTTTACATCGTCCACGTATTCAATATGTTCAGACTGGATAAAGATTGGGTGCTCTTTGTCGTTAGCCAGTTTGTTGCAGTATGTCAGTTGCTTTGAGAAAATCTTTTCAAGTTCAGCAACAGAGAGAGTGCAGCCCAGTTGCGCCCACCACATACCAACTACCTGCATGAAGCCCTCAGAGTTGAGTACGTTGAGGCGTTTCTTGACTGATGTTTTCGGCTGATACTGGTTGACCTGTATTTCAGCGGCACCAAAGAGACCGTCCATTTCCTGTTTCTGTGCAGCGAGTTCGGCAGCAGCTTTCTCCTTAGCCTCACGTTCGGCACGTTCTTTCTCACGCTGTTCGGCTTCCTTGCGCTCGCGCTCCTCCATCTGTTTCTTGATACGCTCTGCCTCCTCCTTGTTGGCTTTGGCAATGCGCTCCAATTCCTTGCGCTTGGATGGCAGACGGTCAAGAATGTCGTCGCGGTTGGTGGAAATCTCAAAAGTGAATTGTTCCTTGAAACGCTGCTGTATCTTCTGCTTCACTTCGGCAGCGATGGCACGCGCGTCTTCGGGCGAGAGAACTGAGGGCATCAGCACTTCGGGACGAAGCGCATTGAACCAGTCCTGTGAAAGTTGGTCGCTGGTGTTTTTCACTCCATCGTAAACGATGGCATAGTTTTCAAGTGTCAAAGACTTGTCAAGTTCGATAAGACGGTTACACGTAGAAGCAACAAGCGCATTGAACTGGCGCAGGAGGTCGTCTTCGACATCGGTAGCATACTTGTTCTTTGCCATCACCTTAGCCTGTTCCAACTGCTTTCTGCGCTGCTCTGCCTCGTATTCCTCACGTTTCTTGGCAGCGTATTTGTTGCGGTGTTCCTGCAACTGTGCTGCAACCGTTCCTTTCTTTGCAGGGTCAACCTCGTTTTCCAGTTTTGTATAGACCGAACGGATATTGTCAAAGAGTTGTGTAACAGCAGAGCGTTTGCCGTTCATTTTCTTTAGCGTCTTCTTTGCACGTTCAATGAATGTTGCTATCTCTTGGTCGAGTTCGTCGGACATACCCTCGGTAGTTACTCGGTTGAGCAGTTCCTGTCCGAACTGGAGGCAGCGGTCGTGTGAAATGCTGTTCTCCTTGAAAGCCTGTGGCGCGACTTTTGCAATCGTGCCTACATTCTGAGGCTCAAATATTGTTATTTCTGTTGACATGATGATACTTGTTTTGTGGATTGAATTATGTTTGTGCAAGGTTGTACCATGCAATACTCTACGTATCTGTGTAAGCGTGAGCAAAAGAGACCGTTGATTGCGCGATAGGCTTGTGGGCATCCTTTGCACACGCTTTCCTTTCTCTCGTTAGAAGCCATCGTCGTCACCTGCATCTACGGTTACACCTGCAGAAACGTCGTTGGCAGGAGGTCCGAACGGCTGTGGCTCGGGTTGCATGACCTCGCCAGTCTCGGTGTCAACGCCATACAAATCATCGTTTATTTCGATTTCTTTCTCCTCAACCTGCTGGCTCTGCAACTCAGTACCACGTCCAATGCGGACTTTCGGATAAGTCTTGAAAGCGTGTTTGATACACTTCGCCATGAGGAAACCACTGTCAATGTTGACTACACCTTGCTGGTCAACTCCATAGAGAGCATTGGCACCGCCATTCTTGTTCTGACGTGCGCTGTACTGAGCGAGGCGCACCCAGTCTTCTTCTGTCATGACAGAGTAGTCGATGCTCCCATCAGCGCGAGTGATACGGAGGTAGCAAGCCACGATACGCTGACCAGTGTGAGGCAGGTGACAAACATATTCCACTTCCTTACGTCCATTCTTATCAGAGAAAGAAAACTCGTCGTTGGCATACACCAGTACCGGGTTGTCGGCATGACGTATCTGTCCAGCACGTTCGCGCAGCACCAGTTCGCCGTAAGCAGAGATAGTGAGAACAACGCGACCCTCCCAGTTGTAGATGATGTAGCCCTTTTGGTCTTTCAAAGGTCTGCCTTGCTGGTCGAGTTTCGGAGTTGTCTTTTGGTTGCGTCCGATAAGGTAGCACAAGGCGCGTGTACCTTGTTCAAGCGATAGACCACACACTGCGAGGTCGATAAACGCTGTAAACAAAGAGAAGTGAGTGCCTTTTTGCAGGTCGGGTGTATCGCGCAGCAACTTGTTGAAGTAGTTGCTTTCGCGCTCGTAGGCTGCTTCGCCTGTGCCATTACCCCAAAGGGTATCATAGATGTTGATGAACTTGTCGCGAACGATAGGCGACGTTACGATGTCGAGGGGCTGCATTTCGTTAAGCTGCTCGACGGTGAGAGTGATTTGACTCATGATTGATACTATTAAATGGTTTAACTTATAATTTGTCTATGTAGAAGCGGATGCACTCGGAAGTGTTGACGCTCGTCATGTAGTCGTACTGGAAATCGTCCTTTGTACCTTTGGGGTTGTGATGGAGCATCGGACGCTGGAGGACGCGGAGCCACATATCATTTAGTTTTTCACGCGCAGCAGCCTTTGCCTTGTGGTTGCAAGCCTCCTGTGTGAAGCGGTGAATAACGCGAGGGTGCTTGCCGTCGGTAGTTTTGTAAATTGCGTAATCCATATTCGTTAGCGTTTGAAGTAATCTTGTTGCGTCTGCTGAAGAAGTCGTAAGTCTGCCATGCAATACTCCACTTTGCCCGGACGCTTGCAAGGATGTATGCGTCCCTCCTTGCGCCAGCGGTCAACATTGGCACGTCCGAAGATGGAGTAAGCCTTTCGTTGGCTGACCGTCTTAGGGTCTGCCTCCGCACGCTGCATCTTGCGAACGATACGCGATGAAAGGTCGTCCATGAACGTGTCGTATGACACCACCTTGTCGGGAAACTGGATATAGGTACTCATGGTTATTCTTCTTCTGCGAGTGCTGTTAACTCATTGATTTTGCCCTTGGCATTCCAGTATTTGCCAAGTCGATAGATGATGTAGGCGAGACCGAAGCCTATGACCTTTGTAAACAGGAGATAACCCATGTCGTCGCAATCGCCGAGAATGAACACGGCAGCGACCATCACAAGCACTGCAAGCACGATAACGCGCCAGTTTCTAAATGGAGTGAACAATTCTTTCATGATTAGTTTCTTTTGATGATGATAGTTGCACCATTGTCGGGTGTGGTTATCTCAAACTCAACACAGCCAGCACGCTGGTTAAGGCGTGTGGCTGCACTCTTGACCGTGCTATAAGGCGAAAAGTCCTTGCACGATACTCTTACCGTTTCCCCCTTTTCAACCGTCAAAAGGCTTTCGGGAGTGTTAACTTGCGTTTCTCGAACGACGCGAAATTCAGATTTTGCCATTTTCTTTCGTTTATTTAATTAAAAATGATTACCTTTGCAGTTTGAAAACAAGCCAGTTGCACAGCAACGAGGCTTAAACACGACGCAAAGGTAAAGGTTTAACTTGAAATAAGCAAAGGTTTGCCTTGATATTTGCCAAGAATTAAGAATTATTAACATTAAACATTCAAGTTTGGGCTTTATGACCGGAAAAGACTTAAAGGAAAAAATAGCCCAGCAGAACATTTCTGCATTGGCTATTGCGAAGAAGTTGGGGATTTCGCCACAGGCGTTGAACTCAACATTTAATGCTGCTGACGTAAAAAGTGGCACACTTGAACGCATTGCAGAAGTTCTCGGTGTTAAGATGTCATTCTTTTATCCGATGGATGGCAGTAATGCTGTTGCTACCGGCAATGGGAATGTTGCTGGTAACAACAACGTTGTAGGTAGCGTAACCATAGGGGATGCTGCCATACTGCAAGAGCGTGTTACTATGTTGGAGAAACTGTTAGAGGAAAAGGAACGTACAATAAAAATATTGATGGAACGATGAAACTCAAAGGAAACAAAACAATATACTACATCGTATTAGTGGCTTATGCTGCTTTGTTGTGGTTTGTTTGCATCATGCTGGCTGTACTGGTAGGACTTGACAGTAATCAGAGAAGCGTGTTGTATGCTCTTTTTATTGCCTTTGTAATGCTTTTCTTATGGAGTAAGAAGTATTTGAAGAAATGGTTGGAGATAACAGATAACAATACAAACAAACAATCACATGACATGGATTGATGTAATTTGTCTTGTCGTTGCTTTGGCCGTATGTGCAGAACTATATGCTCTGCGAGACTCGGTAAACCAACTTCACAAGAAAGTGGATGAACTCAATGAGAGGCAGTCAAGAAGACGAATTGAAGAATTGAAGAAAGAAGATTGAGATATGGAACTGAAAGAGTTTATTAAGACCGCAATAACCGACATTACGGAAGCAGTGAGTGAGTTGCAGGAGGAGTTGAAGAACGGGTCAATAGTAAATCCGACGTTACCCCAAGGTGAACACGGCAAGCATTTGGTGGTTGACAATGAAGTCCGCATAATAGAACGACTTGACTTCGACATTGCTGTGACAGCCTCAGACAAAACAGAGTTAAATGGTAATGCCAAAGTTGGAATAAGCGTTTTTGGGGCAAAGATAGGTACAGGGAATGCGGAAAAGACGGAGAATGTGTCACGGCTGACTTTCTCAATACCACTTTTGCTGCCTGCAACTCATGTGAAGACTCCAAAAGAAAAGGCAATGGAAAGGCGGAAGAATACTAACTCGTGATGCTTTCATAGTCCTTCCCTGTAATGTAAAAAAATGCTTCACAGGCTTGAGTATGAGCATTGTAAGCAAGTGTGTCCTTTGGTGCATAGAGGAAGAACAGCTTGCGGTAGAGACGGCGGTAACGCCATCGGCGGTATAGTTTCAACAATTTTTTCATGCCGCAAAGATAAACATGAATGGCTAAGGAAAAGTTTTAAGTTTTGTGTTATGACACAAGTAGATTTTGACGACATAATGAGAAAGTTTTGCTCCAATGACGAGACGCTGGAAGAACTGAAAGCCGCAGCGTTCGAAGTGTTGCGTCTCAATCCCGGCTGTGAGCAAAGTGACTGGGCAAAGATACTCGTTGAGCAATATGGAACGGAAGTGGTGGACGCATACGGCAAAGACCCAGCAGAAGCCTACGCTTCATTGGAAGACCTTTGGAAAAGTCCATACCTCGATGAGGTTAGCGGATTGGAATACGACTTCAAGACATGGGCAGAGGCATTTTCTACTGATGCAGCAGTTCAGTTGTATTACGACCTGACGGAGAAAAAACGAATGAGTTAGACATTGATTAGAGAAAACCGCAAACTCGCTTATTTTGAGGCACCAAAAAGAGCCGCCCAGGCAGCAGTTGAGGAGTAAGCGACGGAACTTGAAACTGAGCGAGTTAGGCGGTAAGCCCCGAAAACAAAGGGACTTCCGCCTAACTTCGTAAATGGAGGTTCGTTCATTCCGACACGGAAAACGAGCAGAATGAACGGAAATGTTTAGAGAAAGTTGCGAGTTTTCAGATCCCATGTTTAGAGCGTGTTTAGAGTTCAGAATGACCGAGATAACAACAAGATACAGATGTATAACAAAAAACGATAGGAACACAGATTATGGCAACACTGAAAGCATGTGTGCAGAAGATGCGCA